AGTAACTCCGGGCTCTGGGTACATTCTAAATGGGTCTACACGTTCAAACTCTGGTGCTATAATTTCATCAGCTTCTACTGTGGTATTACCCATTTCATCTTTTGCGTAACTTAATTTCCTTTGCCTACGAACAATAGGCCCTTTAATAAAAGCACAAGGGTAAGTTACTAAGTCTGTAATAAAGTCATTGAATGATTCGCCCCAACCACCTTGTGCAAACTGGTCAGAGATTTTAGTTTTCATTCCACGAGCTCTATTGTCAGCGGCCTGCAATAATTTAAATCTATATTCTTGAGCTATCATTTCTTTAAGCTCTGCCATTCTAGCTGGATCTGGTGCTTGCCCTTCTCTTTCTACAATCGTTACAACGTCTGCAGCAAATGATCTTTCTATCTCTGCTAGTTGACTAGGTTCTAATTCGGGTATTGGTGTAGACTGCAAATCCCATGGGGGTGTTCCTGTCTCTAGTAATATATCACGAAGCCAACTTTCAGCTGCTCTACACTTGACTTCAGTAATCATCATGTAAATATCAGAGCCGCCTTGTTGTTTTATCTGGTTAAGTTTATCTGCTTCGTACTGTCCGTTTCTTTGGCGAAGACCTTTGAGCATAATATTTTCTATAGGTTTTTTAGCTTGACGTGCTGCGTCCCAGCATTTACGTAAATGAGAAGCAAGCCCTAAAATTAGAGGTTCGTTTTGCCTTTCTTCTAAAGCTTTCTTAGTAGCTTCTTTCTCTCTTCGAGTTAGCTCTTCGTTATCGATTACTTGTAATACCATATTTTATTTTGGCTTTACTTTTTTTCTAAAGTCGTAAGCTCCGCTGTCTCTTTCTTTAATAAATTTTTTCTCTGCTTCATCTCTAGCTTTTTTGAATTCAGGTTCATCTTCATAGAAAGATTGTTTTATGGATAAATCTCTAATGTCTTCTTTTGTTAACACAGTCTTACCATCTTTATAAGATTTAGTTTCTACGAGGCCACCCTTCTCGTATTTCTTAATTGTATAATTTTTATATCCTGGCATAGTTACCTCCAATTATTTCAGAGTATATACTTAATTTTACCTTTATCCAACAAAATAGATCTCCTGCTAGGGAGTAAAGCTAGCAGGAGCAGTGAAAGATAGTTATAAGTGAGAGGAAAAGTCATATAACTATAGTCGCAAATATGAAAGCTACTATTAGCATATCAAGTCCAACCACCTGCTGCAACAGGTTTTATCTCTCTTTTCTGTGTAATTAATCCATCTGCAGTGCTATTTATATGCAACATTAAGTATTGCAGGGCTTCAGCTACGTGTGAATGTTTATTTTTTTCTATGTTTCCGTTCTTCTTATGGAACCTATACCCACCCATCATTGCTGCTTTTAGTCTTGTACACCTAGGATCTACAAGAAATGCTGAGTCTCCATCTACTTGACGCATAAGAAAATCATCTACAGCTGATAGTCTAGCTGATACATTATTTGTTTTAGCTGGCATAACTCTAAAACCTTCAGCTTTTATGATATCTACAGCTGAACGCTCATCAGTCTGAGCTCGTTGTATACCTGCAGGATCTGATATAACTAATATCGGTGCTGCTGAAAACCTTTCTGTAATCAGTGGTTTTAAAACGGTACGTACAAATCGTTGTATACCCATGTCAAAGCTTACAGCTTCGTCTAATATTAATATTCTACCTCTTGGATCTTGCTGTCCTATAACAGCTGCAGGCGTTAATCCTAAATCCATACCAATAATAATAGGCCTCACACCATTTATAATTGGCTGTAAAGTTTGATCTGCCATGTGGTAGTCAGGCCTAAAGTATTTATATACAGGCTGACCTGCAGTACTTAGTCCATATTCACCATCAATGTATACACGGATATATTCATCTGATCTACCTTGAGTGTCGTAGTATCCTTCAGGTAGATTCTCAATGTTTTCTGCATCTTGACTTCTACCTGATGGCTGCTTGAATACGTCCCACCCATTATCATTCGGACTAACTCCATCCGTAGAGTCAAGATGTTCCATTTGATAATACCACCACGTATCCATAGTGGGAGGGTTAGTGTCCCCCCACATCCCGAACCATGTAGGTCCTCCATCTTTTGCTGATGGGAAACGACCAATACGTTTTGACATAGCATCTACGATATCTGGGTTAATATCCCGACACTCGTTAAACCATGCAAACGTTAATTCTAATGAGTTCAGGTTAGCAACGTCATCCGAATCATCAAGTGCTCTGAACATTATCTCGCATTCTACATCCCCTACTTTTAAAAAATATGTCTTAGTTGTTCTCATGTAATTACCACACACACCCGGTGGAAACCAATCATGAAATGTTTTAATTGTTGTATCTTGAAGCTGTCTTGCAGTCTCACGAACTATAGCCACCCTTGATCTTCTTATACCTTGCTTGTTAGGCTTTTGCATAGATGCTCGTCTGACTACCTCAAAACAAGATGCTACTGATTTACCAGAACCTACAGGTCCCATCAATACACGCATCTTACTGTCAGACATCATAAACTCTTTACATACTTTAGTTGGTGTATAATCTATTTCCATAACTATACCGTTTTGTCTATTTGTTGATAATTAACTAACAGCGTAACACAATATTTTATTGGATGCTTCTTAGACCTATCTATCTTAGCGTTGTAAGATAATCCCAAATCATATAGTGATCCAGTCAGTTCATTAAATTCGTCTAAAGTATTGACAATAGCTACGGGCTGCCCCTTATACGTTTCTGTAAATCTATGGATTACTTTCGATAAGTTGAGATTCCTCTGTGCTTTCTCCAGCATCGATGACCCTTGTGGTATGCTCTTGCCCCCCGAGATTAATCGTAATTTTGACTCCGCCACTTGTTTCCTCCTGTTCTTTGTTAGATGTTTCTAATCCACCCCACTTAACTGTAGATTTAATTAGATCTGCTTTCACCGCAGCCGAAGTCTCTGGACTATGAATTAATGTCCAACTAGTCGTAAGTAACTCCTCTGCTTGTGCACGAGCTTTAAGCTTAAAGGTCATTCCTTTTTCTTTGATCTCAGTTCTGTATGACTCTACTTTCTTTAAGAATACTTTATCTTTGTTGAAAATTATTATGTCATCTGCAGATATGTTGTGGCGTGTGCGAACCTCATCTAAAGATTCACCGCTGCCTTCTAACATAAGAGCTACATCAAATGCTAAACGGTCTGACCATTTCGTGTGTTTTAATGGAAGTGTGTCCATATCGGCAATCATTAAGGAAAATCAAAGGTTTGTCAACCAAAAGTCTGAAACTTTACACGTTGGTTTTTTTGGTCTTGCTATGAGAGGTTTACTTATATGGGGGGGTGGTTACATTTCGCAGTCCGACTACCCCCCCCTGCCTTGTCATGTCATATGTCTAGCTATGGTTAGAGAATATCTTAATACTTTACATAGATGTCAGCTTAAACTTGACAGAGAAAAATTAATCATGCAAAGTGTAATCAAGCTCAAGGGGAGCTTATTAACAAACATAGGAGAGACAATATGTCTAAACTATTCGATGGAGAAGTCAATATTAATATTGGTGACTCTAAAAACGGTAAGGTCGTAAGAGTTTACACCGACCTCAAACAAGGAATGGAAGTGTACTCAAATAAAAAAGGGAATGTCGAGGAAGGTCTTAAGAAAGCTATCAAAGCTGTCAAAGACAAGAAAGCGACAAGGTTGGATACCTACTCATTCTGGGTAGAGACTCTAACTCAGAAAGGGAAAGCTGTCTTGTGCTACCACAAAGCCATCAAAGGTAGAGTGCAAATCAAGAGAGAAGACCCTAACAGAGTCCAAAGCTCTAACAGGGAAGACATCTAACAACCAAGTCCTCCTCCCGAAAGGGAGGGGGCAGGAGTAAAAATGAAAAGAATGACACAAAAATCATGGAACGAACTACAAAAACTAAAGGAAATAATAAACATTAACCATATATCTACTAAAAGATTTAGAAGATTAATTAATAACTAGGAGTAAAACATGAGTATATTTAAAAACAT